GCTAAACGAAAGTTTAAAGTATATCCATCAGCGTATGCAAATATGTACGCTGCTGGTGTATGTAGTGGTAGAATAAAACCTAAAGGCACTAGAAAAAAAAGAAAGTAATGTCTAAAGGTTTACGATCTTGGGTCAGAGCTAATTGGGTAGACATTGCTAATCCTAAAAAAGGTGGTGGCTTTCCCAAATGTGGTAGGAGCAAAGGAGAGAAGAGACGTAACTATCCTAAATGTGTACCTGCTGCAAAAGCTAGAGCCATGACACCTGCACAAAGACGTGCTGCTGTATCAAGAAAGAAAACTGCTGAGAGACGACCAAGAAAAGGTAAGAGACCTAACTATGCTAGGACTTAGTTAGTTCGTCAAACTCTTGCCATATTGTTTGGTCCATACCCCAATACCTTGTACCATTAAATTTCATTTTTATTGAATACAAAACTGTGGTGTGATCCTGTCCAAATATTCTACCAATATCTGATAAACTCATTTTATATTTTTCATTAAGTATATTGTGAATAATATTTCTAGCTCTGACAATATCTTTGGTTCTTTGTTTACCAAATAAATCTTTTTTATTTATCTCATACTTGACAGACACTTTATTTATTACTGAGTCAATCACTCTGCTATTTGGTTTTTTAAATTGATAGCCAACTATTTCGTTTGATGGTTTACTTTTAAATCTTTGCTTTGCTACTTTCTCAACAACATCTGATCTTGTTTTAAGTGCCAACAGGTAACCTTCTTGAAAACCACCTTTGTATAAAGTTTCTTCTAGCTCTGTTAGTAAGTAGTATGCTTTCTTGTATTGTTTTAAAAAATTATTATTGCCTTTTTGTTTTAGGTGTTTTGTGTACACCTCGTTTAATAAAGTCATAGATCCCCTACAGTTTTTCTTGTTTTTTTTCAATCATCACGTTAATGCTTATCGCATCAACATTTCTTTAGCTCTTTCAACTTTCCAAATCAATCTAAAGCTATCTCTTTTTAACTTGTTAGCTTTAGCTCTTGCTGCAAGATACGCTTCATGTTTTTTACTTTGGAGATCCTGCAACTTTTGGAACTTCTGTTTCAGCTTTTCCATCTTTCTCCTTTTTCACTTTGGTGAAGTCTATTTTTACTGTTGTTACTTCACATTCTACATACTCTCCCTGTGCGTTGGGGTCGGCAGCTTTCTTAACGTCATCAAATCTTTCAACTAACTGAAAGTTAGCTTCGCCAGATTTAATTCTTATATACTTATCGGTTTTTATCATTTTTGTCTATATCTTTTTTGTGTAAGTTAAAGGTCATATCATTATAGATGGATAGGTCGTGATAGTTATCTGCCTTATAACCCTTGGTACTTCTAAATAATTTAAGTGTCATCATTATCTGACCTACTTGGTGTGGCTTTAATTTTTTTTTCAAATTCGGAGCTAATATTAAGGTAAAAAGCTCTGCAAGTATAGTAAAATTATACTGATAATCGCCATATTCTTTTTGCCTATCAGCTACAATCTTCTTCTTAATCTCTTTGTTTATGTCTGTAATCTTCATTCTGATTTATTTATTATGTAATATGCTATTAAAAGACCTATCATCAGACAGATCATATTGTAAGCAAACATACCTATTCCAAATTGAGCAGTCATTTATTTAAAGGCATGGCAGAAGAAAACAAATAAAGAGGGAGCATTGCCTATAGAAAGGGAAGAGGCAACATGATTCGCTGCTCTGAAAAAAACTTCCGCCATACCATTCAACCACAAACTCTAAATTAGTATTTGTAGTTAGGTTTGTTATATCCTGATCCTTGACCTTTTGCAAACCTGTTTGGTGCAAAAGACGTCTGCTGTACTCTCGCCTTAGCAGATCCTGAACCAGTGTTTGATGGTGTCAAGACAACATTAATAATCCCTGTAGGATTACCTTGTTCATCAAGATCATCAAATCCTGCTTGGTTGTACCATGTATCTCCAATCTTTACACCTATTCTCCAGGTCTTACCCTCTGGTGATTTTGGATTTATTGGTGCAACAAAACTCGGTCTATTATCTCCTTGTTGCTTATCTTGGTTGTGTACAAGTTTTATATATATCTTGTCTGTCATTGTGTAACTCCTCCTGTATTGAGTTGTGTTTCCTTAGTGCCATATAAATCATCTAACTGTCTATAAACTCTAAGGTGTTTTTTCATAGCAAGATTAAATGCGTCTTTGTATTTATAATTTCTAAGTTTTCTTAGTTCATAAATAGTTTTTGCATTTCTAATATCTTTTTCGATATTATCTATTGCCATGACATGATTGTTATCATGTTCTGTACCACTTGATTGTGGAATTTTATTAAAAGGTTTTGCCTTGTAGCCATCTTCATTATCTAAACCTGTCTTTAAATGTAAAGCATTTAGATAAGCATACTTCTTAGCATAGCTCATACCATTACCTGTACCAAACTTATCTAAGTTTCCCATTGCACTACATCCTTCTATATCAACATAACTTTCTGGATCTTGTATGTCGTGTATTCTCATTGAACAAGTAACCATTACAAAGTTTTCTTGAACATAGTTTTTGTAGTTACAAATAGGATAAAGTCCATTGTTTAGTAACGACTCCATTGCCACCTTTTGTACTTCGTCATGTAACAAAGGATTGAATTGCATACCTGGTACTTTCTTTCCTTTGACTACTCCTCTTGCTTCACAAGATGCCTTGTGTAGTTTTTGATAGATGTTTGTTTTCATGTATCTAACCCCCATAGTTGTTTGATTTGTTTTTTTTGGTCGTCTATTAAATCCCTATAATAAAAAGGATGATTTAATTCTGGTGGCTCTGCAAAGGATGATAGCTTTTGTATATCACCTTTACAAAATATAATTAGTTGTTCCCAAGATTTAAGTCTTTGTGTTAATAAATTATATTGGTATTCTAAATAATCATTTCTTAACATATCGTGCATATCATCAAAGATTGTGTATTCGTTTTCATTTACATAAAACAAAAAAGGTTTTCTTTTTGTGCAATGATAATAAAAAGCTAACTGGTTTATGTGCATTGGATCAGGTTCTATTGGAAGCTGCGTTGATGCCATGTAGTATTCATCTTTGCCTCTCTTCTTTTTTATTGTAGGTGGTTTAGTTTTTGCCTCGCCAATCTTGTCATTTGATTCGTAATCTATACGACCAATAATATCTATGACCATATCGTTATGTTTGGCAGACACATATCTTTCAGCGACTAACTTTTCATTACCAAATATTTCTTTGACACAATTCTTCATGTTTTCAATAGTTGGATGTGCGAAGCTGATCATCATCTCTCTTGCTAGTTTATCTTTGTCATCTACTGGTGGACTATTCTTGTCTATTGCGTCTAGTTCCTGTTGAAATATATCGTCATAATTTTTGTTCTCTAATTTTATTTTTCTATCCCCTTCAAACAAAACCTCACAGGTTAATCTTTGCGTACAGTTATTAACTAAATTTCCGAAAGGAGCTTTGTATCGGATCAAGAATAGTCGTCTCAATTCTTGAGGCAAAGAATAATTAATCAAAAACCTAGTGAAGTTTTGACTTGAAGAGGGACTCCAATGGTCTAGTCCTTGACCACCATTGAAATTTTTAAAATATTCTTTCATTACTTATATTCAACAAATGGATTAGCACTCATAGACTGTTGATTATAAGTGCCTGTGCTTTGAGCAACAAATGGATTATCACCATTAGAACTAAAGTGAGTTACAGGAGCTGAAGTAGTTGGATGGTAAGTCATTTGATAATACCAATTACATTTCTCCTTGTTTTCAATATCTCTTTGTTTTAAATCGTTAGCTCTTTTTAATTCAGTTGCGATTGTTTTTAATATTTTAAACATTTGTTTCCTTTCATTTGTTTGTTTTCATTGTTTTACAGGTAATCTAAACGCTTGTCAAATCTTTTATATACTATATATAGATACTTTAAGTATAACAAATAGGAGGAAAATGACACTAGCTGAATGGCGAAAGAAACAAGGTATATCTCATTATACACTTGGCACTATGCTTGGAATTAGATCAATAAATCCAGCGACAAACTCACAACGCTACTGCCTTGAGAGTAAAGAAAAAAGATTTCCTAAACCAAAAATGGTAAAGAAGATATTGGAAGTAACTAAAAAAGAAGTATCACTTGATGATCTTTACAAAGCATGGTGGAAATATGAAGAAAGCAAATAAGTTTAAGTACAAACGAGTGCGTGTCTATTGGCAAGATCCGACTTCGAATCCTGAGTGGATGAATTTAAAAAAAGCATTAGAAGAAAACTATAGCTGGTGTGATGACATTGGGTACCTTTTATTTAAAGATAAAAGAAGAGTTATTATTTTTGCTTCGCATAGTTTTGATGATGATGGCGAACTTACTGTTGGTAATATAACTGTATATCCAAGAGGATGTGTAAAGAAGATAGAAGTATTGAAATGACAAACTCAAAAATGTTTGAAGAGATAGGTTGTCCTAAACAACTTAAAAAATGTCAAGCTGAATTGAAACGACAAAAGAACTTTATACAAAAACAATCTGATATAATACTTGCTTTGGAAAAAGATATAGAACTAAAAGATAACATCATATTGGTATTAAAAAATAAAAATGGCTAGATGGACTTACGCTTTCTCTAATGGAAGCTATAAC